ACCACCACCTTTACCAGAACCTAGACCAACAGCACCAAGGCCAGAGAGAACTGCTGAACGTGTAGTCGTTGGACAACAAAGGGCTGAAGGACAAAGAAGAAGAAGAACACCAACTCAAAGAAGCAGAAGAAGATTAGGTACATCTTCATTAAGAATCCCTTTATTAGACCAAGGGCAAATGGGAACAGGTAATCTAAGGTACTAATTATGTGTATAGGAGGAAGAAGCCAAGCTGTGCAACAAACACCAACTTTTCGTGATGCACCACCTGTAGTAACAGGGTCACAAACTGGTGTTGATAATCCTAAAGATACAAAAAAAGCAACAGAACAATTAAAAATTAAAAGACAAAAAAGAGAAGGAACTTATGTAGATCCAAATCTTGAAACAGTAGAAAATTTATTAAATACAAGTGGTGGAATGTCACAATCTGATCGAGCAAGGAGAACAGCAAATCAAGATAGAGCAAAACGTAACTTTAATAAAAGAAAATACTCTAGAGGTATTACAGGTCAAAAGACTAGATCAGCTTAACTATGGAATACTCAACACAAGGACAAACAGCAGCAGGTAGATATGCACAACTACAAAGTGCAAGATCTACCTTTGATAGAGAAGCAAAAGAATCATCAAAACTAACCATACCTAGTTTGATACCTGAGAGTACAACTGGTACAAGAGCTAAGATAAAAACTCCATTTCAAGCTGTAGGTGCTAGAGGTGTTAACAGTCTTGCATCTAAATTATTATTTGCTTTACTTCCTCCTTCAACTGCTTTTTTTAAACTAAGTATTGATAGTCTTGAACTGTTGAAACAAGGACAGGAAGGATTAGAAACAGAGATAGATAAAGGATTACGAACAATTGAAACAGCTTTGATGAATGAGATAGAGATCTCTAACGACAGAGTTGCAATGTTTGAAGCATTGAAGCATCTGATTGTTGGAGGGAATGTTCTTCTCTATCTCACAGATGACGGATTGAAAGTATATTCACTATCAAAGTTTGTATGTAAAAGAGATGCAGTAGGTAATATATTAGAGATCATTACACAGGAATCAATACACCCTAACGCTTTACCAAAAGACTTCTTAGAACAGATCAAGAAAAAAGATAACTATGATGAGAAGACAATGGATAGTGACCTTGATATATATACATACGTCAAAAGAGTTAATGATGACTTTCTGTGGTATCAGGAATGTAAAGGAGAAAAAATACCAGGCACTGATGGTAGATCCAAAGTAGATGTATCCCCCTGGATTACTCTCAGGTTCGTAAGAATAGATGGAGAAGATTACGGAAGAGGATATGTTGAAGAGTATCGTGGCGACTTGATTAGTTTAGAATCTTTGATGCAAGCAATCATAGAAGGTGCTGCTGCATCAGCTAAGACTTTATTCCTTGTAAATCCTAATGGTGTAACCAGAGCAGCGACACTAGCCAAAGCTCCTAATGGTGCAATACGAGAAGGAAGTGCAGCAGATATTTCTGTAATGCAAGTTGGTAAGGGAGCAGACTTCCAAGTATCTTTTGCTGCAATACAAAGAATAGAATCAAGACTAGAGTATGCCTTCCTTATGGCTAGGTCTGTACAGAGAGATGCAGAAAGAGTAACAGCAGCAGAAGTTACCATGATGGCTAATGAATTAGAAAATTCTTTAGGTGGTATCTACAGCATTCTTACTCAAGAGTTTCAACTACCTTACTTAAGACGTAGGATGCATATGCTTGTACGTTCTGGTAAAGCTCCTAAGTTACCTGAGAAGTTAGTTAAACCGAAGATTGTTACAGGTGTTCAAGGTCTTGGTAGAGGTAATGATCGTAATAAGCTTGTTGAATTTATTGGAACGGTGTCGCAAGCTTTAGGTCCAGACATAATGCGTCAGTACATGAATGTAGATGAAGCAATAAAACGACTAGCAAATTCAATAGGAATAGATACTGCTAACCTAGTGAAGACACAGGAAGAGATACAGGCTGAGATGCAAGCAATGCAACAGCAGCAACTTATCCAACATCTCGGACCTGCTGCTCTTGGATCTCCTTTATTAGATCCACAGAAAAATGCAAACGCACAACAACTAACGGAGGAAACTAATGCCAACGAAGAAGCCTGATCCCAAACCAGAAACTGAAGTAGCAAAAGCTATAGTAAGTGAACTAGGTGTTAATGATGAACCTACTCCAACAGAACCAAAGGTGGTCGAAACCAAAAATGGTAATACAATTACTTATAACTAAACAAATTCTATGACTTCATCCCAGGTAAATGTCACAGAGACACCACCAATGTCTGCTGAAGACTTACAAACTTTAGCCAAAAACGAAACTGATGATAACGGTCTTATACTTGGAAAGTTTAAATCAGTAGAAGATCTTGCTGCCAGTTACAAAGAACTTGAAGGTAAGCTTGGTACTGTTACAGAAGAAGATCAACCTCAAACAGAAGAAGAACAAACCGAAACTAACGACACTGAATTTAATGCAGAAGAGTTTTATGGTGATGGTCTTGCTTCAGTATTAGAAGAAGTTGGTATTGATCCACAGGAAATATCTAACAGATTTACAGAATCAGGTGAGATTAATGAGGATGATTATACAAAGTTAGGAGAAGCAGGGTTTTCTAAACAGGTGATCGACACCTACCTTGATGGATTGAGAGGTGGTGCGACTTCTGGAGAAGATATTGCCACTGCTCAAATACAAGGAATTAAAGATTCAATCGGTGGAGATGACAACTACGGTAAGATGGTGGCATGGGCCATAGACAATCTCCCTGCTGAAGAGGTTAAAGAGTTTAATTCTTTAACTGAAACAGCAAATGCAACAGCAATTAAATTTGCAGTACAAGGTCTTTATTCTCAATACAATAACGCTATGGGTGTCGAACCAAACTTAGTATCAGGCAAGGCTTCCTCCAGTGGACCTACACCTTACAGATCTACAGCAGAAGTAGTTACTGCTATGTCAGATCCACGCTATGGTAAAGATGTTACCTACACCGAAGATGTTCAAAGACGTTTAGGTGGCAGTGACGTATTTAATTAATTATGGCTAACACACCTACTAACCCTTCACTTTATTCAAGGGTAAAATCAGAAGCAAAGAAGAAGTTTAGAGTCTATCCTTCTGCTTATGCTAATGCTTGGTTGGTTAGAACCTATAAAAAACGTGGTGGAGGTTATCGTAAAACTTAATCATGCCTTATTCTAAAAAACAAATGAAGATCGCTAGAGTTGCAGAACCTAGAGATAAAATCACAAGAGAAGATCTTATGATTCTTCGTAAGTCAAAGAAAAAGAAAAATGGCAAAGCTTAGTCTTAGTCAAATGAGAACTCTGAAGAAACATTCAGAACATCATTCCAAAAAACACATGGACATGATGAAAAAGCTTATGCGTGAAGGTACATCATTTAAATCTGCACATACTGCTGCACAAAAAGAAGTAGGCAAATGAGTCTTACAAGATGGTTCAAAGAAAAGTGGGTAGATGTTAAAACAGGTAAACCCTGTGGAAGACAGAAGGGTGATCAACGTGGCTACCCTGCTTGCAGACCTAGTAAAAGAGTTAGTAGTAAAACACCAAAGACAACAGGTGAAATGAGTAGTAAAGAAAAAGCTAGATTTAAAGCAGAGAAAACCAGCAGTAAAAGAATTTCTTACAATCATAAAAGGAGAAAAGGACGAAAGAGTTTAAAGATTGCATAAACGTGTTACATTTTAAATAACTACTTATCTTTCCTTTATGTCGAAGGGAGTATCTCTTACCAAAAAAGACAAAGATCCCACAGGGGGTCTTACTGCTTCTGGTCGTAGGAAATATAACCGAGCAACAGGTGGAAACTTGCAAGCCCCTGTTACTAAAAGGACAGGTCTTTCACTTAGACAAAAAGCCAGAAGAAAATCCTTCTGTGCAAGAATGTCTAAAGTAAAAGGACCAATGAAGAAAGATGGTAAGTTGACACGCAAAGCTCTTGCCTTACGCAAGTGGAATTGCGGTTCAGTATAAACTTAACAAAACGAAAATCTTAATATCAAAAGTGCCTGATGCGTCAGATACCACTGGAGAGAACAGACAGTAGTGAAGTTAGTTTCTTAAATTATTAATCAATCCAAAGGAGTTTAAATTATGGCTAACGCCACAGTTTCACGCCTGGGTCTGGTGAACAATAGTGGAACAGACTTTGACGCTCTGTTTCTTAAAATTTTTTCAGGCGAGGTTCTTACGAGTTTTGCTCGTAACAACATCTTCAATGAAGCATTACACTCTGTTCGTACCATAACCTCAGGTAAATCAGCACAGTTTCCAGTAACAGGAACAGCAACTGCTGCATATCACACACCAGGTAATCCATTAGTCGGTGCTAACCAAATCAGAGCAGGTGAAAGAGTTATCTCTATTGATGATCTACTTATTTCACAGGCATTTGTGTCGAACCTAGATGAGCTTAAGAACCATTACGATGTAAGGGCTACTTACGCTGATGAATTAGGTAAGGCTTTAGCTAAAACTTATGATGAAAACGTAGCCAAGGTAATTGCTAATGCTTCAAGAGCATCTTCAACAATTACTGGCCCTGCTGGTGGACTTACTTTAGAACTTGCTTCTGGTAATACAGCTTCAGCAAACGTAACTGGTGATGAGTTAGCAGCAGCTATCTATGATATTGCACAAACATTTGACGAGAGAGACATCCCTCCTACAGATCGTTTCTGTGTTTTACCACCTGCTGAGTATTACAAGTTAGCTGAATCAGCTACAAGAACAGTTGATGTTGATTTCAACCCAGGTGGCAACGGATCTTTTGCTTCTGGTCGTGTACAAATGATTGCAGGTATTCCTGTAATGATGAGTAACAACGTACCTCAGTCAAACGTAAGTTCTGAAGTTACTGGTACAAACAACAGCTACGCTGGTGACGATAGTAAAACTATTGGTCTAGTCTTCCACAAGTCAGCAGTTGGTACTGTGAAACTAATGGACATGACAACTGAGATCTCAGGCCAGGACTACGGTATTATGTATCAAGGTACATTGATGGTCGCAAAGTACGCACTTGGGCATGGAATCCTCCGTCCAGAGTGTGCAGCAGCAATCAAGTTATCTGCTTCTTAATTCACATAAAAGGGTACTCAGCAATGGGTACTCTTTTCCTACTATTTGGAGAACATCATGTATCACAGCACTAAAAAAAAGAAGAAGAAAAAAATGGGTGGTAGAGACTCACTTAAAATAAAAAAGTACTAAACCATGACTGTAGCTGCAACCACTGAACTAGAAAGCATCAACATAATGTTGGCTGCTATAGGAGAAGCCCCAGTAAACTCCTTAACAGGTACTCTTCCTGTTGATGTTAAACTTGCACAAAGCACTCTTACAGAGGTCAATAAAGAAGTCCAATCTGAAGGTTGGTCTTTTAATACTGAAATAGATGTCACTCTTACTAAAGATGGATCTGATCATGTAGCTCTCTCTACAGATGTTTTAAGAGTTGATCCTAATATTCATCAACACCCTACGATTGATGCAATACAACGTGGTTTAAAGCTATATGACAGGTTAAATAACAAGTATGAGTTTGATGAAGATCTTATCTGTACAGTCGTTTATTTCAGAACTTTTGATGAGATACCAGAACCTGCAAGAAGATATATAACAATCAAAGCTGCCCGTATCTTTGTTGATAGATTAGTTAGTGATGATGGATTAAGAACTTATACACAACAGGATGAAATCAGAGCTAGGGCTATACTGATGGAAACAGACTTGGCTAATGGTGATCATAATCTTCTTAGAGGAGATCCTTCATTAACAAGTGTCTTTGATACTTACTCACCAGCAAACGCATTAATTAGATAACTATGGCAGTTATATCCAGAGCAATACCAACTTTATTAAGAGGTATCTCACAAGCTGCTGATGCCACTAAACAGGCTGATCATGCTGATATACAAGACAATGCTGACAGCAACCCTGTATTGGGTCTTGTAAAGCGTTCTGGATTGCAATATATAACTAATCTAAGCTCTTCTACTTTAGGTAATGTTCATATACAAACTATTAATAGAGATGTTAATGAAAGGTATGTGGCAGTATTTAGTAATGGTAATGTCAAAGTTTATGATATTGACGGTACAGAAAAGACAGTAACTAAACCTGACGGAACAACATATTTAAATACTTCTGATCCTAGAAGTGTAATAAAAACTGTAAGTGTTGCTGACTATACCTTTGTTGTTAATACAAGTATTACAGCAGCTATGGACAACACTTTAAGTGAAGCTTCTTCAAACATTACTCAAGCAGTTGTATTTATTAATCAAGTCTCAGACAAGACTACATATTCAATAACTGTAGATGGAGTTACTGTTACTGATGACACTTCATCAGACTCTACACTTAGCACTACACAAGTTGCTACTGATTTAGTATCAGGACTTAACTCAGGTCTTACAGGTTTTACTATTGCTCGTAATGGTCCTGTTATTCATATAAAAAAGAATGATGGCAGTAACTTTTCTATTGATGGTAATGACACTCAGGGTAATACCCACATGACAGTAGTAAAAGACACTATTCAGAGATTTACTGACCTTCCAACAGTGTCACCTAATGGTTATATCGTAGAAGTAAAAGGAGATGAGACTACTGATTTTGATAATTATTACGTTAAGTTTGTAACTAATAACGGTAATGCTTTTGAAGAAGGACAGTGGGAGGAATGTGTAAAACCAGGAATAGAATTTAAATTTAATTACGACACTATGCCCCATGTATTAGTAAGACAAGCAGATGGTAATTTTAGATTTGCAAGGGTTGATGGTGATACTTACACCTTATCAGGAGTAACTTATACCTTACCTAAATGGGGAGAAAGGACTGTTGGTGATTTAGAGTCAGCACCTAGCCCTTCTTTTATTGGCAGTAAAATTAATAACGTCTTCTTCTTTAGAAACAGGCTTGGTTTTTTAGCTGATGATAATGTTGTCTTATCAAGAGCAGCAGAGTTTTTTAACTTCTTTCCAGAAACAGTCTTATCTGTAATTGATAGTGAACCTATAGATGTAGCAGCTTCACATACCAAAGTAGCTATTCTTAGAAGTGCTGTAACAGTAGAACAGGAACTGATACTATTTTCTGATCAAACACAATTTGTTCTTACTTCATCAACAGATAACTTAACACCCAAAACAGCCAACGTAGTAGTCGTAACTGAATTTGAATCTGATGATGATGCTCAACCTATAGGTGCTGGTAGCAGTATTTATTATTTGTCTAAAAGAGGGTCTTTTGCAAATGTAAGAGAATATGTATATCAAAGAGATCTTGTTATAAAAGAATCTAGTAATATCACTGTTCATGTACCAAAACTAATACCAAGTAATATTTTTAAATTTG